AAATTTAATTTCCTCTCCTTTTTAACTCGGGCACTGATACGCGAGCGGGGGTGATCTTTGTCTTGGCCAGTCCCATAGTACCATACCTGCCTCCATCCATAGAATCGTCTGCGATTTTTACAGGTTCATCCAACGGCTTATCATTCTTATCCACCTTCCAGTGATACTGCCTGATTTCATTTATAACATCGGTACTCTCTTTTGTAATGTTGATAAAATAATTCTTCACGCCACTAATCCCTTCATCAACATTGTTGTTTGCTTTTTTAATGTTGAACCCTGCCCGGTAAATTAATTCAATTAGATCGGGCCGGGATGGATCAGCAAAGATTTCTTTTTTCTTTTCAGGAACTACGGTTCTAAGGGAGTTAATAATATCCGAGGGTATCATTCCAGACCGGTAGATTATCTGCTCCCAGAATAATTGATTATCTATTTTGCCGGTTTTTATTAAAGCCAGCGGGTGATTAAATCCAAAGTCTAATCCATAACAATAATCAATTTCAGGAGGGAAGGTATCAACGAGGGTGTAGTCTGGATAGATAAGTCCCTCCCTTTTGCCAACCAATCCATAAACAAATACCCTTTCAAATTGCTTATCCGTCCTAGCCCTTTCAAGTAATAATTTGCGCTGCATTTCGGGCAGGTACTTATTATCTTTGAAAGTATAGTTGAACCACTTAACGTTATCCATCTGCCGCAAATCAGTATGCGCCCAAAATTCATAAACCGGATTGAAATCCACGATACTTTGAATGTTTGTATATCTCATCAGGGTATAGGCTGTGTCCCAGTTTAACCGTATCCCTTCATTGATAAATAAATAGTCGCGCCTACCTCCTAATACATTGGTCATATTGTCGGCAGAAAAAAATTCAACTTTGCTCTTCCCGAAAGAGTAAATCCGGTCTGATTGGTTGTGAAAGTTTATATCGTATATTTTTTCCTCTTCCAGAATTTTAAAGAAATCCCGCATGGCTCCCTTTTTTAACTGCGGCAGTGTTTCGGAAACTACGGATGTAATTGTACCCTGATTTTTGATAGCCCTGCGGATGATCCGCTGAAGGATGGAAATAGTTTTTGAGGACCCCGAACCCCCTTCAAGCACTAAGATAGGAACGTCTTTATTTTCAATTAAATCCCAAAAGGCGCGGTTGTGATTCATTCATTTTCAATCAGCTTTTGTTGCTCCGAATTTTCTACGTAGGAAACAAGGGTGGGTATTAGTCTGTCGCCATCCTTGCCGGTTATCTCTTGCCGCTCAATATAGCCCCGCTTCTTGCCTTTGGTCTTGAGTGCAAATATTATTGCTGTGGTATCGTTGGCATTAATCCGCTGTGATAGTTTGCTCTCGCAGAAATCAATGAACCTCTCTTCCGGTTGTATTGCTTCCAACTCTTTTTTAAAGGCGGGATATTTTTCAAGCCAGTGATAATACGTTCCCCTATCAATATCAACAGCCTCGCAGGATTGCGTAATGTTCCCGAATGATTTTTTGTAAGCGGAAATGAACGCATCCTTTTTTTTTGTGAATAGCGTTGATTTTGTTGATTTTGCCATTTTTCTATTTGGTTGGTTTTCTTGCGCTTGGGCTACTTGCTTCACGGGGTGGACACAAGTGTTTTATCGCAGAAAGTTTGACCTTCAAAGTTTTCATGGGACAAAGATAATAAATTATCCCAACTTGAAATGTTCTCCATCCCCGAAAGTAATCCCGCAGACCCTTCTCAGCACCTGCTGGGATTCTAATACCCTTACTTTCCGGGGATGGCTTTTGTAGGGCTTCGGGGCTGGCTGGAAGCACTCAAGCCAATGTATAGCATCGTGGCGGTTCCTGAAGCTATGGAGGTGTGACGGTCTTTTGCCCCCCTGGAATATTTTGATTTCAATTTTCATAAATATTCGGAACTTTTTAAATGGCTGATTATTAGTTGCTTAATTTGGCAAAGTGCAAAAGTTAATTGTTAGCAAACATTGTATTTAATACAAGTTTGCGAAAAGCAAACCTGACATAAACACACGGACGTTAGCGGTCATTTCGTTTTCTTCTTTTTTATTTTTTTTTGCCCACGCTCAATTAAGAAATTACGAATTAAGAATTGAGTTTGTAGTCGCATACTTCTACCTTCTTCGGCTGATGCTTTTTCGTAAGCAGAGTAATCTGCTTCTTCCAAAATGGTTTCTACTCTTTTCATGCTGTTACTGGTTTTATTTTTTCAAGCATTTGATTAGCCCTGTCAAGCATCACCTTTTCAGAGTGGGTTAGTTCTCTTTCGCCTTCTAAATCTCCAAGATGCAAACTAATGTAAGTGAACTCTGCAATCATTGTCGGGATAAGAGAAACTGCATTTGCAACTTCTTCCGCTTCTTCCAATGTTACCCCGTCAATGTGTGCAATGGTTCTGTCCTTGTCCATTTTCAGGTTCTCAATCTTTACTCTTTTTGTGAACAGCATAGTATCATTGTCTTGCTGAACATTTGCCGATACATACCAATTTTGATTTTTCATTTTGTTTATGTTTTAATTATTTATACGGCAAATATACGGAGAAGTTACAGAACTACCAAATAAAGTTATTAACAAAATAAAAATCCCCTCTTAAAAGTTTTAAAAATAAATAAAAACGAGCCGACACACAGGCAACACACTCGCATAACAGGTTGCTTAAATGCAATTTCACCTTCGCTAATCCTGACACGCAAACTGCATTAAGCACTTTTGCGTTAGCAGTAATATTATTTAACCGCCAACGCACACTTTACCATTTTCGCCTTTACGAATTGTGATTACTCTTTTCGGGTCTTGTGCTTTCATCTTGGCAATTCCTACCGCTGGTGTCTGCCTCCAAAACACAGCCGCCATATTCTTTGCTGCTCCAACTTGCGCCCCTGAAAATCCACACTCATCATTTAGCAAATCCACAGCAGCATCGGCAGCCACTTGCACAGCTGCCCCAAATGCTTCTTTGTCTTCGGGCAGTGCTATCATTTGTAGGTTGCGTATTGTTTCAATAGCACATTCCTGTATGGCGGCTTCATACTCTTCTGATATGCCACCCATTTTTACGCTTTCCATTGCCTTTCCGCTATCGTAATCAGCAATCCATTGTCTTAATTGTTCTGTCATTTTATTTGTATTTATTGGTTAATAATTCTTACGCTCAAAAGGTTAAATAATACTACTGCTAACATCGGGTTTAAGGCAACCCACGCTTTTTTAAAAACGCATAAATTTCAGATTTCATTACATCGATGCCGGTGAAGCTATCTATGACCGATTGCTCGACATAGATTGTTATGGTTCTTTTTGGGTCAGCCGCTTTTTTGCGACCAGCACCTTTTCTTTTTCCACCTGCTTTTTTATTTTTCATCTTCCAAAAGGTTTTGTGAAAATAAAGAGTTTCCATCTTCATCAATTATCTGAACTGTCAAATATTTGCTGTCCCCTTCATTTTCTAATTGAATAGAATTGTAGCAATCTAACGCTTGTGCAAAACCCAGCCCGTTGTCATCGCCTGCGATTTGGCAATTCTCATAAAGAATGTTTGCTCCATTTTTGTCCATTCCGTAAACCTGAAACAGGGACTTGTTTTTGTTTACTTCACTTGCATACTGTTGTCTTTTCTCAAAATTTGTTTTCATTTTGTTTTGTTTTTAAGTGATTGCTGAATTACAACCACGGAACAAATATACAACGAGTATTTTGAAAAACCTAATATTTTATCAATTATTTTTTCAAATGATGGCTAACTTGCTGATATTCAAAGAGAATAATTTTTTGGTTTATTGATTTCAACAGCCCCGGACGAAAGTTTTGCTTCCAAATCTACCGCTGAAATAGTTATCCCTTCGTAACCCGGTTCCGTGAGCCGTTGAACCTCCCCCACCAGCAGCATTCGTTTCTCCCCCTCATACCACTGCCCGAATACTTCATACAGGTTGCCATCCTTCTTAGCGGTGAATCGAACGTTCATCTGGAAGGGGCCTATGTCAAAGTTTGTCATTGGTTAAAAGGGTTTCGGCTCTGAATAATCGGTCGGGTTGGGCTGCCAATCATTCCAATCTGAAAACTTGGTCAAATAATCCTCCCACTTGACTTTTATTTCTGCAAGTGCTCCGTTTCTATGTTTTTCAATCATAAAAAAACCCCAACCCATTAAATCTGAATTTTCCTTGTCATAATATCCGGGCCGGAAAATGAAACATACAATATCGGCTGCCGCCTCTATGTCGCCTGATTCCTTGAGGTCGGCCAAGGCTGGTTTCTTTCCAGCCCTGGATTCTACATTCCGGCTCAATTGTGATAATGCTATTATCGGAATATTCAGTTCTTTGGCAACAGACTTTAGCCCCCGGGCTATTTCCGAAACCTCTTGCTCACGATTCTTGTTATCCCTTTTCCCGGAAACGGTCATCAACTGCAAATAATCAACGATAATCATTTCTACCTTCTTTTCTGCCTTTAATTTGCGTGCCTTTCGCCTGAAATCCAAAATTGACAGTGTACCCCCATCGTCTATAAATAATGGCAAATCAGGCCTTATTTTAAGATTAATCAAATCCCAATCAGCATTATCCAAGCCTCCTTTGTTTAATTTTGAGAGCGGAATCCCCGTTTCGATAGAAATCAATCTCCGCATTAATTGAGATTCCGACATTTCTAAAGAAAATATTGCCGTTGGCCGTTTAAAGATTGCAGCGTTCTTTGCAAAGGATAACACCATTGCAGTTTTACCCATCCCCGGCCTTGCTGCAATAATAATCAAATCCGGCGCCTGCCACCCATTTGTTATCCGGTCAATGGCTGTAAAACCGGAAGGAACTCCTGTCAATTCACCTTTACGGTTGTTTATACGTTCAATATCACTTATTGCCGATGCCATGAGCGAATTATAACCGGTAGCCATTTTGTTGCCGGTGAAATTCGCAATCGCAAATAAATTTGATTCCGACTTATCCAAAAGTTCAAATATATCGGTTGTCTCGTCAAAAGAATCGTGAATAGTTTCTAAACTTATCCGAATCATTTCTCTGGCAATAAATTTCTGTTGAATTATTCGGGCATGGTATTCCGCATGCGCACAAGATGCAATCCGGCTTGTAATCTGCGATATGTAAAAGGGACCACCTATAAAATCCAAGTCTCCATTTGTTTTTAAAGATTCCGTCACAGTGAGTATATCTATGGGCCGGCTTTTATGAAACAAATTTACAATTACGGAAAAGATTCTTTGGTGTTCCTCTTTGTAAAAACTTTCAGGCGTAATAATATCAATTACTTCTGTTATGCCATCTTTATCAATGAGGCAAGCCCCAAGGACGGCCTCCTCAAGATCAATTGCTGATGGTGGCAATTTGCCTGAATTAAAAGCAATATCCAATGGTAATTGTTTTCTTATTCGGTCGTTCATTTTGTTTTTCCCATGTAAATGCCTGTGTCTTTTCCGGTATAAGGCTCAGATTTTTTTTGTTTTTCAAGTTCTATTTTTAACCATTTTGGAAAATGGCTTTTCAGGTCGCCTAATTCTCGATGTTCAAAATTTTCGGCTGCTCGTTGCTCTAAAATAAACTGATCAAGATATTTATTGCACTTGTTTAAATCAATTCTGGCATTCCGGCAATTAAATTCTAACCATGTAAAACTGTTTTTTAATTCTTTTTCATTTTCAAATCGGGGAGTTTGTTTTTCCCCCGTACCCCCTTTTACTCCTACTCCTTCCTTTACTATTACTATTGCTCTATCCATAGGGTATATATACCCTATACAATGACTATTTAAAATTGATAATATTTTTTTGTGAATTGGCGAACTGTCTTTTAATTCTCCATTTTGGAAATCAATAAATCCACAACAAAAAATTTTCCCATTAGGCAATTTTTGAAACTGATTTCCGTTATCAATTTTTAACAATTCATCCTCGGTTACTTTTTCGGTAATATAGATTGAAGATAAATTGTAATTTGGAGACCAAACGCCAGCTAAATCGCATTTATCTCTTACGAACTTAACAAAGCACTTTAGTTTAGGATTGAGTGCCATGAACCATTCTTTGTCCCAAATTTCAGTATCTGTGAGCCTTTTTGCCATAATTAAAATATTAAATTCTCATCAGCATCTAAATATCTCTCTCCATAAAATGATTTTAGTATGTAGTTTTTTTGTTTTTTATTAAATTTACCAGTAGTTTCTTTAATATGATGAAAATTACATTCCTTATTGAAAATTACACCATATTCCATATCAATAGAATATGTATATAAATCAATATTTAACATATCGCATAAAAAAACAAAATCTCCATTACGTTGAATTGTTTTACCTATTAATGCAAAAGAATATACTATGCCATGATTCCCAATATTATAATTTTTTAACATTCTATCAATTCCTTTGGCATATTTTGCTGCTTGAACTAAAGTATTGGTATCTATAATTTCTTTTTTTAATTCAAAAATTTTAACATATAATGTACTCCCGTATTTTTCAAACGTAACAATATCTGCTATTCCATAACTTCCCAATTCAAGTTGTCTAATATAATAAGGGTATACTGTCAACCCCCTTTTTCTTAAAATAGATACATCGCGATCTAAGCAATCGCAAATTAAATCTTCAATTTCTTTTTCGAGGATATTCATATTGTAGCATTATATAAATTAGCCCTACTAACAAGTGATTAAAAGAGTGGAAAACCTTAATGCTACGAAAGGAGTGTCTCTCTTAATTTCCCTGTGTTCGGGCTTATATTTTTTTGGGAATTCCGTAGCATTTGAATAGTTTTCACACTGCAATATTATTTCTTTTTTTTGAATAAAAAAACCTTTCATGGGAAAAGATATTAACAGATTTCCACACCCTCCCTTGGTATTATGGCGGCAATCCAGTTGTTATGTGCAAGGCTACCTATACACACCATCGAACCTTTTTCTCATTGTTTCATCAAATAGTATTGTTCCAACCATCTTGATGTACTTATCAGCAAGTTTCTCTATCCACTTCATATCTCTCCAGCTCATCTTTTGCCCTTTCAATGGTTCTTTTCTTGCAACAAATTGTTTTTGTTTATCAGACCATTTAATGAGAAAAAGTTCTTTGTTAAACTCTATTACCGAGCCTACAAAAATATCGTTTCCGTTTGCGTCTTTAATTCCAATATTCTCACCCGCCCTGCACATAACAGCACCTTGCAAAAATGCGGGGCTTTGTGGTTCATTGATGTTTTGTTCTTCGCTCATAATTTTGTTGTTAAATTAAAAATTTGTTCTCCGTAATCCCGCACTTCTGCAAGCTGCAAACCGGTATAGGCAAGCTAGCGGTATCGCTTCGTTGGAAACATTCTACTATCATTGACGAGAAAAAAAGAAAACATTTTTGCCATCGCGCTTAGAATAATGAAAGTGTTTTTTGTTCTTCTTTAATTTCAACTTTAGGAATCTCCCGAAGTTGCAACCAATCATAAGCGGGAGGAAGTTTATCAATTCCTGTCTCGCCTTTTTTATCCTGCATATTTAATTTCTTTGCTAAGTGGCTTCCCATTTGTTTGAAAAATATATGGTGCTTCTTATCATTCATTGCTTGTATTTGTCCGATTAAACTTTTCACCCAAGCCAAATTCATTTCTCTTGCATTTTTCAAAAAGCCACTTTCCCCGCCAATGATTGACCAGTCAGGCGCACCCAATTTTAGAATGATTGGTTGTAACAATGGCTCAAAAGATATAAATGAAATACTTGCCTTTGTAAATATTTGGAAGTCCCGAAAATGTGCGTAGTGTTCGTCATATTCTTTTTGAGTGCAGATAGTATATCCTATCCAAATGTTCTTTGGAAAGTTGCATAACCAATTTTCAGGAAAGAACTTCCAATAATTATCAGATCGCTTTGTGAGTAGTAGCCAGTCCAAGTGCGGAGTTTGTAATATCAATTCAAATAATCTTTTTCGCCATTGTTCAACTTCAGGATTATCCTCCATTACATCTGAAAGAGAAGAACAAAAAACACGATAACGGATTTTTTCTTTCTCTGCTCGCTTATTCCAAGCCAAAGGTTTTGCCCAAGTGCTATCCGCAGTTAAATATCGCGGAGCAGTTCCCCACTTTGCGAAATTGTATTTGTTTGCAAATTCTTCTGCATAACAAAACCTGCACCCTGGCGATACCTTTGTGCATCCAATCCACGCATTAAAAGTGTGGTCAGTCCAAGATATTTTTGAAAATTCTCCCATACAAAAATGTTTTCTTTTGGTGTCGTTTAGCGGTTTCAGAAAAATAGTTTTAGCATACAAACAAAACTCATCAAACAAGCAATCAGGGCGAAAAACAACGCCCATTTTGCGGTATCAGAACTCCGGTGGGGCCTCATAGATCCATTATTGTTTCCCCAAAAAACGAACAGTTCGTGGTAATTGTCATTGTTGTGATGGAGAGTATTTGCCGACAATCCGGGCAAAGTTGGCGATATTCCTGTTTTCCACTTGCCCCCTGGCCGGTTTCCGATTCTGTCTTGCAAAAGCACCCCTTCCAGCCGCAGCCGCAGGTGTAGGTGTCCTCGCATAAATGGTCATAGTTTGTCATGATTTCAAATATTCATTAATTATTTTAAGGCAGTTATCAAAACCAACACCAAAAACGGCACAGAAGCCCTGCTTCCTTAACTCTGATAGCATTTCAGCCTGTTCTTCTATATGGTCGTTAAACCAATCCCCTTTTAGTCGCAATTTCGTTTCATCCTTTAAAATCTTTTTCGCATCCTTCGGCCGGATTAAAACCTCGTCATCCGTTTTAATTTCAATCCATAGCCCTGAGTAATCCCCCCTTTTTACCGGCAAACAGAAGTCCGGCCATCCTGTGATCGGATTCATCCGCTTGTTCCGGGTTGCCATGCCAACGGTCAGCACCCCTCCGCTCCCCAGATCGAAATGAAAAGGAATCTTAGGATGTTGGGATTGCAGCCATTGGCCGAGTTGTAAATATATTTGATCTTCATTGCGCACACCACCCTCCTATTTTGTTAAAGTTTTTATTCAAAATTTTAATTCTTTCCCATGTAATCCCAGCGTACTCCAGCTGCTCATGGAATGACCAGTCGTTGGTTTTCCTAAAATTAGACCCCTGCGGGAAATGATTGATTTTACCACCCGACACGATATTCCTCCACTTCTCAAACTTTTTCACAAGCCGGTAATTGTTCCTGGCTTCTTTTATTCGGGCGACAACCTCTTCGACCCGAATATTTAATCGGTGAGATATTTGTCCCTCTGTTTCGCTTTTGGCGATATGCCAAAAAAGAACCTCGTTACTGCTTATTTTTTTCATAAATATAGGTTAAAAATTTAGTTTGGAATTTTCTAAAATCTGGCTTGAAATATACCTTTTGCCTGCGCATACTCCGGCAGTATGTGAGGAAAGAATCGTGCATTGTTTTCTTTGGTTTTTTGTGCAACGTGAAAAATATTCGGCACTCGATTTGGCTTTGTGGCATAGATAGTTATGTTTTGCAAGTGCAAAAGTTAATTGTTATGTGCAATAAAAAAAGTAATAATTATTTTTCCACCCGCACATAAAAAATTACATACAGTTATCCCATATTGCAGAATTTCCGCAATCTCCCGATTCGCAAGTGAATATTTCATATTGCCCTTCTTCATCACACCGCATAGCAACGCCACAATATTGGCATGGTTGCAATACGCCAATTTCGTTTTTATTTTCTCGCCAATCTTCAAGTTTATTTAAAACCTCTGATGGAATTGTGTTAATATCTTCATCAATAAGATTAGGTCGAGTAAAACATTTTGAAAATGCCTCCTTGTTATTAAGAAAAATAGTTTCATTCTTATCTCTTCCAACTATATGCCCTTTTCTAAAAGGAATTTCTTTTTCAACATATCTAAGAGCATCGCCAACAGATTCACCATTTCTTAATTGGGTTATCCCAGCATTGGCAAGTTTTGTAATTATTTCGTTTTTAGTCATCTTGTTATTTGTTAAAAAAGTTAAAATCCCTTCTAAAAATAATTATTACTTTTTTTACAGAGGCAACCACACAAGCCCACGCACCACATAACATGTTGCTTAAAAGAAAGCGGGTGTCGGGACATTTTGGTTGTTTGGTACATTCTATTCATTTTAGTTTAATTTGAAAGTATGGAGCAATTTAGCCCGCCTTCTTTAAGCACTTTTGCGTTATCAGAAAGAGGGCGGCAGTTCTTCGTATTGACTTTCATCGGTTAATTGAGGAAGAAAATAAATAAAAAGTTTTTGCCACCGCTCTTAATGAAAACAAATGATTACTTCTGTTCCACTGGTTGCTTATTTCCCAATCTTCCTGCTTCCATAATTGGTAAATTCCCTTCCGTTGGAATATAAATTACATTGGCTTTTTCTATGTGGTCAATCCAGAGCCATTGCAAGTATTCGGGATTATCTTTCAATGATGCACCGATTATTTTATTTGCCGCAGCAACTCCGTGAGCCCTTATAGTATCGGCTTGTGCAAGCAGTGAAGCACTTTCCATTTTTGCTTTTGCTTCAGCAACTGCAATTTCCCTTGAGGATGTTGCGTGTGCTAATTGTGCCTCACCGTCTTTTCGTTGCTGATACACATTGTATTGTGGACATCCTGTCATAAACAGAATTACTAAAAATAGTATGGATAAGCCAATGTTGCGAACCCAAGCCCAGATAGTTTTATTTTCTTCGTCCATTTTATTTTTTATTTTAATTGTTAAATGATTAAATTAAAAACCCTCCCTAAAAACTTTTTATTTATTTTCTTTCGTGCTTCGTAGCAGGGTTTCGGGAGATAATCCCTCCTTCTGATAACACGGGCTTAAATGCTATGGCGGTTTGTCGTATATCATAGTTTCTTGCATTAATTATCGTTTGTGGTAGGGGATAGTGCAGTGCTTTTAATCGCCACAGCATTAAGCCCGCAACCGTTAGTGGCAATTAAATTATTGTTTACTTTTTGCCCTCGCACTCTTTTGTTTTTTCAAAACAATAAAAGGTTTTGCGTAGTCCTCTAAAATTTGTTC